ACCACACACAATTCGTAACGTCACCTGATTTCTTTTTATGTTCTTTTTGTTTATCAACAAGTTCTCTCCAGCCTACAGGAACACTTAATTTTAGTCGTTTAGATTCAGCAAAGATACATAGTCAAACCCGAAATATATCCGATCCTATATATGCAGTTAACTATAACATTCTCAGAATTGAAAATGGTTTAGCCGGTCTCATCTATGCAAATTAAAATACATACTTATATTAATATGGTTAAAAACATACCTACCATCGAACGGTCTACCAAAATCCGGTTTGGTAAACACGTTTCTGAAAATCAGGCTGAAAACACAGTTGTTTTTAATGCGTCAGATACTGCAATTGATGTCACGAATGCGAATTCGATTTATATGGCACCGCTCCGCGTTGCTGAATTAGCAGGTTCTAATCTTGTAGGTTACTCGTCGACTACAAAGGAAATTGTTGATTCGAGTGTTCCTACAACCCTTCTAGGTGGTGTCACTTTACAAGCATCTACAGATAGAGGTAATGTAACTTCAAATACAGTTCAGTTTAGTAATGCTATAACATCTTTCGTAACAAGCTCTAATATTGGTGTTGCAAATAGTGCACCAATACACGCCTTATCGGTAAAGGATAAGGTTTTCATGTGTGGACCAACGGGTGATACCAACGCGCTTCGTGTTGAAGGTACAGCTCGAGCTACTAAATTTACAACGGGGTCTTCTGTTAATATAGATGAAAATGTAACTAATAAAATTCAGGTTTCGGGTACAATACATACAAGTACTCTCACTTCGTCATTAATAGGTGTAGCGAACACCGCACCCGCGCATGCTATAAGTATTGGTAATGAAGGTCAGGTTCAATTAAATGTACCAACACAATCAATATACGCGTTAGATACCGTCGGTAACGTAAATGCGCAAAACTATCGGGGTGATTCGTATTACCTCTCAAACCTTACGGTTGAAAATATAGTAAATCAAGGTAACGTAACCTCAAACACTGTTCAGTTTACGAACCCACTTACGAGTATTTATACAACCAGTAACGTTGATGTTGGAGGTAATGTTTTTATAAGAGAATCGGCCGACGCACTCTACGGTAAAATTGCGGGTTCGAATACAATAGCGGGTAGTACTATAACCGCGAGTACACAATTTTCTGGTCCGGGTACAGGATTAACGGGTATTCCAACAAATCAATTTGCAAGTGGAGCAATTCCCTTTTCCAGTGGTGGTACGGGTCAGTCTAGTTATGCATCCGGTACAATACTTTACGGTAAAACGTCGGGTGATTCACTCGGACAACTCAACCCCGCAGGTTCTAATGCAGATGCCGGTAAATTTCTTCGACTCGACAGTAGTGATATACCCGAATGGGCAGAAGTTCCACTAACTCTTGATGCCGTTCTCGGGGATACAACCGCGGTTTCAGATGGGTCTATGAGTTTAACAGATACTGGTACAACAATAACGACCCTTGGTAAAATAAAGGCCGCCACGTTCGAAGGGAGTGGTTCGGATATTCATGGTATTAATGCATCTAATCTATCATCGGGTACACTCACAACCGCCGTTTTACCCACCGTACCCGTAACCAAAGGTGGTACAGGGTTAGATACAGTCACGGCCGGTGATATACTCTATGCAAGTGCTGATGATACAATAGCGGGACTTGATAAAGGGACAGCTAATAAGGTTTTACAAATGAATTCAGATGCAACTGCACCCGAATGGACATCGACGATAACGGGCGCTTCACTCACTAATCCGTCGTTAACCGGTACAATCACAACATCTGGGTTAAATAATAATAGAATCCCGTTTACAAACGGGTCCGGGGTATTAAATTCACACGCAGATCTTCAATTCGATACTTCTGGTTCTAATAATAAAATGACAATTGCTGCCGATGTTGAAATTTCAGGTAAATTTGATGCATACGGAGAAACAACTTTCCATAATCAGCAAAAATACATAGTTACTGACCCAATAATTGAAGTCGGTAACAATAACGCGAGCGATACAATCGATTTGGGTATGATCATGACCATGGGTACTTCAAATGTTGTTCATGGTTTTAGAGGTGATGAGAAGGAATATACAATCGCATACACGCACAGTGACCCCGACGGTCCACATATAACACCAACGTTGGCGAGTGGTATATCTAACCACCCGTACATTACCGCAAATATTTGGGGTAACGTTTTATCCGGTAACGTCACGACGACGGGTACGGTAGAAGCGACAATACTCAAGGGTAATGGTTCGGCTATTACAGATCTCGATGCGGAAAAAATAACTACAGGTGTTCTCGATGTTGATCATGGGGGTACAAACATCGCGTCGTACACGGCGGGTGATTTACTCTACGCCACGGGTGCAACAACATTAGCAAAATTAGGGGTAGATAATGGTAAGTTTCTTAAAAGTACAGATTCAGCAGTTGAATGGGCGGACGTTTCTTCAGACTTACAGACTATCGTACAGGGGGGTAATACGACTACCCGAACGGTCACATTTGAAAACACGGATACGGGTTTATCATCCTTGGGTGATATTACAATCGCGGCTTCTAAAAAACTTAAATTCGCGGATGATATTCTACTCCAAGGAGGAGGAGGATCGGGAACGAGTAATCTTTTCATAAACAATGCAATAATACTTTCCCCAGAATTACAAGGTGGTTCTGCATCTACAAAGAACGTTTTATCGATAGATACATCAACAGGTGAAATATACGATTCGGGAGGTCAAGGTGGTTCGACAATGGAATTTACACATGAGGAAGGTACAGGTATACATGCGAACGTCAGTGTTGGTCCATCTGCTTGGGCAGGACCTACCGGTACAGCAAACCTTACCATAAACACGTACGGGTCTAACGTACTCACGGTTACCGGTAACGTATCAGCTACTAATATTACAATAGGTGGATTAAACGTCGCCGCATCACCGTTTGGTTTAGATGATGTTTCGAGTGCAGCTGTAGGTGCCAATATTACGTCAAATGTTCTTCAGTTTACGGGACCAGCATCAGGGTACGCGACAGACAATGCGTTTGTTACGACCAAGAGTATTAGTATTGGATCAAACGTAACCACAGCCGGTAATGTTTTTTGTAATTCAAATATTACATCACAAAATCTTATACTCACAAACACACAAATATCAACTACTTGGACGACAGGGACAGGGACACTCGCGATAGATTGTAAAAATAAAAGTTACGGTACAGCTCCGTTAGTTTCATTAGATGCAGATATTGCTATACTTTCCATAACAAATTTACCAAGCGGGGGTCAGGTTGTAGTACCTTTACTAGCATCCGGTGGGGCGCGAAAAGTTTTGAAAACTATCACAGCCGGTATCGATTTTATAGCATTTACGGCGGATGTTTCTATAGACCAGAACAGTCATGGTCTTTTGACCGTATCAAAAATAGGTGCATCAGGTGCGGAAAAAATATACATGAATGCAATCTCATTTACAGCAGCGTAATTCGTTTTTTTTTAGAATCTTTCATATTATATTATACATGGGCTTAAAAATAAAAAACCTTAGTATAATATAATAAATATGTCTGGTGGTATTGCCCAACTCGTTGCAATCGGTGCCCAAGATGCACACCTCGTCGGTCAACCCGAAGTTTCTTTTTTTAGATCTAATTACAAACGTCACACAAACTTTGCCCAAACTGTCGAAAGACAAGTTGTCCAGGGCAACCCTGCCACTGGTGGTATGTCTACCATCAGGTTTGAGCGTAAAGGTGATATGCTCGGATACGTCTATGTTGCGAGCAGAGCCAATGGAACACCAAATTTGAAAGACTATGTCAGTAAAGTTGAACTTTTAATCGGTGGACAAGTCATCGACACGCAAGAATCTGAATTTATGACTGATCTTGCACCAGTTGTGATGAATCAAACGAGCTCTAAAAGCAACTATAACGCGACTACAGATTATTATGTCCCACTCAGGTTTTCGTTTTGCGAAAACGCCCAATCCGCGCTCCCATTGGTCGCGCTTCAGTACCATGATGTTGAATTGAGAATTACGTGGGGTACATTGACCGTTACAGATATGGAAGTGTACGCACAATTCATTCATCTCGATACTGATGAACGTATGTCTATTTCGTCTACACCACAAAATATGATTGTCACACAAACCCAAAAAGCTATTGCTTCCAAATCGAGTACACAAGAACTCAGCTTCAACCACCCAATGAAGTATTTGGTCGCCAAAAATACAACTGGTGCTCTCACGACTGCTAAGA